CGAGCACATTGGCGGCGACCTGTTGCAGCGTGCCATCCTTGCCGATGACGTATTTGACGCCGCCCTGGCGCGAGATCAGCGCGTCGTCGCTCGCCGGCTTGCCGTCGAGCATCGAGCGGCCGGAGGCCGGCGACAGGATGGCGGCCGGAGCGATGCCGTCGAGGCGGTGACGGACGGTCAGCCACCAGGCACCCCTTGATCGCATGGCCGTCTCGGCGAGACCATATCCAAGCCCGAGCATGGCGGCCTCACCAGACAGCGACGATATCACTGGCCGTCGTGCCGGTGGCCAGCACGCGGGCGACGCAGATCGGCATCCAGCCGCTGGCGGCGACCAGCGTCATCGTCGAGCCGCCGACCGTGATGACCGCTACGTTGCCGGCCGTGCCCACGTAGAGCGCGCGGCTCGCCGTGGGCAGGTTGACCGTATCGCTCGGCGTGACGGCGGCGCCATTGACGGCCGGCGTGTCCATCGTCGGTCGCCACGCCTGGAACTTGTCCGCCTCGGTCGCATTTGCCATGGTCTGCCTCCTCAGTTGATGGCCGGCCACTCGATCGCCGGCAGGCTCGCGATCAGCGCCTCGCCCGTCGGCACGCTCGCCGTGCCGTTCTCGACGGCGGCAAGCAGGCTGAAGACCTGCGTCCAGACGGCATCACGCCAAGCCACGAAGACAGCGGCCTCGGCCTGCCACTTGGCAACGATCGACGTCGCATAGCTGGCGCAGGCGGTGCCGCTGTCGTAGCCCCGCTCGGCGGCGACGGCGTCGACGTGGGCGGCCATCAGGCGGCGCGCCTCCTCGGTGGCCTCGGCGAGCGTCCGGTCTCGCATCTCGTGGACGTAGGTCGGTACGCCGGCGATGTCCTCGACGATGGTGCCGATCACCACCTTGCCCTCGGGCACCGGCTCGGCGGCGGACGGCGCATGGAGGCCGACGGCAGCGAGGTCGGCAGCCGACCAGGCGGTCTCGATGGACAGCGGATGGCGGACGTCGTCGATCGGCTCGCCGGTCCAGGCGACGTAGCCGTCGCCCGTCTTGAGATAGAGCGTCATGGTCTCCTCACGTGCTGCTCATGGCGATGGCGGTCAGGCGCTGGCAGTAGATGTCGGCGCCGGTGGCAAAAATGTTGGTGGTGGTGCGATCGAGGGTCAGCGTCGCCGCAAGGCTGGAGGACGCGCCGCCTGGCGACGACAGGGTGAGCGCCGTCGTCGAAGTATAGGATTTATGGAGCGCGAACACCTTGCTGTAGGTGTTCGGGACCTTATTGTTTTCGGTGGCAAAAACCGTCGATCCGGCCGGCGCTGTCAGGTTGATCGTCGTCGTCGCCCTGTCAGAGATCACGCCGCCGGCGGCCGAGCCGAGCGGCGCCGAACCGGAGCCCACATAGGGCCAGATGTCGACGACGACGTCCGTCACGGTGATCGATGTGACCACGTCAACATCGACGACCGCGTCCGCTTCGTTCGGCGTGAGCCAGAAAGAGGCGCCAAAGCCGTTGGTCGCCGGCGGCTGATAAAGCAAAGCCGCCGGCTCGTCGTTGACTAGCAGAGAGGTCACCTGCGGGTTTGTGGCGCCGACAAGGTTGATGGCGATGACCAGCTTGCGGCCCGAGCCCGGCGAGGCGGCGGGAAGCTGATTGAACCCGAACGCCGTCCGTGCCGGCGTCACGCTGAGATAGTTGGGCGTCGCAGGCGAGCGCGGCTCGTAGTCGGCCGGCAGAAAATCGGGCCAGAGGATCATCAGGCGATCGCCTTGCTCATGGCCGCCAGCACCTGCGTGGCCGACAGCGCGTAGTAGTAGATGACGGTCACCGATCCGGCCGCCGGATTGATCGCCGGCACGATGCCGCGCGAGAATTTCCAGTTGCTGCCGAAGGAGAGGGTCCGGCCGCCGGTGGCGTCCTGCGTGACGATGATGACGCCGGACTGTCCGACCTTGACGTTGGTCGGGTTGACAAGCGTGCGGTTGCCGGCGAGCGTCACTGAAAAGTTGATGCCGGTCGAGAGGTTGAGCGCGATCGACGCGGCGTCGGTCAGTGCCACCAGCGTGCCGGCCGACCACAGGCGATCGACACGCACCAGCTTGGTGGCCGTGCCGGTCTGGATTTCCGCCGCGCTGGCGACCACGAGGCCCGCCGCGATGGCGCGGTCGATCATCGTGGTGATCGCCGCCTTGATCTGGGTCCAGTCGTTGGCGGCGGGCACAAGCTCGGCCTGCTCGATCAGATAGAGCAGCTCCTCCTGCACGGCATTGAACCAGAGCGGCGTCAGCTCGGTGCCGGCGACGCCCACCGCCGCATCCTTTTTTCGAAACCCCCGCCGGCCGGAGCCGATGTCGACGGTGCGCTGGCCGTTGATGCGATCCATGATAGGCCCCTCAAGAGTAGGAAAACACGACGTTGGTGTGGGCCGGCTTGTAGCGGCGGATCAGGCACTCGACGGGCGACAGGCCGAGGTCGCCGAGCGGGTCGCCGCAGACTGTCTCGCCGCACTGGGCATCGGTCGCCCAGACGAGCGGCACGCCGACCACCCACACGTATTGCTCTGGTGTATTGACGATCTCGTCGCTGTCGCCGAGATCGTCGCCGCAAACCAGCGGCCAGCAGGTCTCGACCGTGATCGTCACGCCGTAGGCCGCCGCGAGCGCCACGAAATAGGCCACCGATGCGCCGCCCTTGCGCGTCCAGCGGCGCCAAGCCTGGAGCCGTCGCACGCCGATCGATCCCGAGGCGTTATCGAGGCCGCAGGGATCAGGCCCGAGCACCCGCTCGAAGTCGGTCAGCATGTCGTCGGCGGTGGCCGGGTTGATCTCCGTCCGGAGCGTCGCGACGACCGCCTCCAGGCGGGCGAGCGCCGCGGCGAGCGGTCGCAAGGTCTTGACGAGGTTGGCGGCGGTCGATCGCAGCCAGGCGCGGCCGGGCGGCAGCAGCGACAGGAGGTCGGCGAGGACGGCGCTGGTCGACCGGGCGTCCCTCATGTCGCCTCCGTCACGCTGACGGTGCCGGGTACCAGGATCTGGACGGAGGTCGGTGTCACGTCGGCCGGGGGCGTCACGAGGTGATGCCAGTCCTCGCCGGCCGCCCGCGAGATGCGCTCCTCGAGCCGCGAGAAGCGCAGCGGCTCGCCGACCTGGATGTCCTTGCTCCGGAAATAGGCGGCGATGGCCGTCTTGACGGTGGCCTCGACCTGGGCGCTGTAGGGCGAGACGGCGACGGCGACGTCCTGACCGCGCAGCGTGGCGGCCAGCACCACCACGTTGGCGGTCACCGGCTTGACCTCGTCGAGATGGGCCTGCGCCACAGCCACTTGCGCCGGCGTCGCCGCGACAAGGTTGCCGTCGTCGTCGGCCATGCAGATGACGACGCCGACCGAGCCGGCGCCGATCCAGTTGTCATAGACCGAGACGCGCGCCACCGACGGCAACGCCTCTTTGACCCACGCCTTGTAGTCGGCCAAGGCGCCGCCGTGCGCCGGCTCGCGGATGTGATCGAGCAGCGCCTGCCGCCAGTCGGCGATGCTCTGCCGGTCGCTGCCGCCGGCGATGCCGCCGGCCGCCACGGTGACGGTCTGGGCCGCAAGGCCGACGATCGCCGTCTGCAACGAGAGCTTGGCGCCGGCGGGCTGGTTGGAGCTGGCGCCGACGGCCGCGGCTCTGATGGCGACCGCAACGCTGCCCGTCCCGCCGATCGCCGCGGTCGCGTTGGTCGACCAGCTCGCGCCAGACAGCGTCAGGACGGTGCCGGCCGGGACGATGGTGCCCTCGGCACCCGCGAAAATCACCTCGCCGGTGGCGACGGCGCCGGGCAGCCGGTCGACGCCCCAGATGCGGGCGTGCCAGGGCAGGATGGCGTCGTCGCATTTGTCCGGGAACAGCTGCCGCGCCACCCAGGCGAGATAGAGATAGACCGGGTAGAGGGCGAGGCCGATGACGCGGGCGAAAACGGCCAGCACCGAGCGGTTGGAGCGGGCGTCGACGACGCGCGGGATGCCGTCGGCGTCGACGGCGAGCGCCTCCTCGAAGTCGGTCGACGCCTGGTCGGCGATCTCGGCGGGCTTGGGGATCGTCCAGGCCATCACGACACCTTGCGGACGAGGGAGACGGCGGTGCCGTCGATGGCGGCGCGGATGGCGAGCACGCCGGTCCGCGCCCAGGCGACATCGACCTCCGGCGTCACGCCGTACTCGTCGGCCGACCAGGACAGGCACTCGTCGACGTAGGACTCGCCGAGCGCCCGCGTCTCCTCGTCGTCGTGGGCGCGGGAGAGCAGCCAGAGACGGCTGCCGACCCGGCGGCCGGCCCGGTCGAGGGCGTCGCCGACCCAGCCGCGCCGCTCGTCCCAGGTGGCGGGCGCGCCGATCTCGGAGACGCCGGCCGGCAACTCGTCGTCGGGCGCCGCCCGGCGATCGGAAAAGATGCTGATCAGCATGGCCGTCGCCGGCGTCGACGACAGCACGAGATCGCCGTCGGCAAAGGCGAGATCGCAGCCGAGGCGCGCGGGATCGAAAACGAGCGAGAGGTCGTAGGGAAATCCGGCCATGCCGGCGAGGATCGGCCATCATCCCCGGCCGATACACCCCCGCGGCGGCGAGGGTCAGCCGCCGATGATAGGTCCGCCGGCGGTGATCGACCCGCCAACCGTCAGCGATCCGCCGATCGAGGCGCTGCCCTCGACGGTGAGGTTGCCCTTGATGGTCACTGGTCCGTCGAGGGTGATCGCCGTGGCCTTGCCTGTCAAGCTGTCGGCCTCGATCGTCACGTCCTGGCCCTTGATCTTGACGGCGGTTGCCGACAGCACGTTGACGCTGCCGTCGGCCTTGCAGAGGACCCGCTGGCCGGCCGCGCCGTAGAGGACGCTTTCGCCGGGCGCGAGGCCGCCCATGCGGGCGCCGGGCGCGCCGACCGGCAGGCCGACCAGGTCGCCCTGGTCGCCGCCGACGGCCAGCACCACCATCAGCGAGCCGGCCGGCGGCATCGACGATACCCCGAACGGCTGCAGGATCTCGACGTCCGAGCGGGTGGTGCCGTTGTGGGTCCTCACCGAGGCCGTCTGGCTCTCGCCGGCGTCGTCGATCGTCAGTGGCTTGGCGCGCACGACG